TTGCTGAACCAAGATCACGTTTCCAATCAAACGGCATGTACATCCGTGAGGCTGTACTTGACTTTGACAAGATGACTGCTGCAGGTTGGACTGCTGCTAATGGCGACATCTTTCAACTACTAGAGATTCCTGCTGACACTATGGTGTTATTCGCAGGTGCTTATGTTGAAGCTGCTGTCAACGGCACATCTCCAACTGTTGACATTGACTTTGCCGAAGGTGATGACATTGTTGATGGCGGTGACGTTTCATCTGTTGGTTGGTTAGCATCAGGTTCAAATGGTGCTGCTATGACTACTTCAGGTACTATTACGTTTACACAACACGTAACATCTACAGACACAATTGACGTTAAGTTGATTGCTTCTTCTGCAGACGTTACATCTGGACGCATTCGTGTTGTCGCAAGTTGTATGGACACAGGTATCTCTGGTCGAGTAAGACCAGTTGACGTAGATCGTGATCTACTAGCATAACTAAACTTTAGGGGCAGGGAGACTTGCCCCTTTAGCTTATCTGAAGGATTTTTGTAATGGCTACATACGTTGCGTTAGTTAACGAACTACTGCGTAGATTAAATGAAGTTACTCTTGACACAGCAGGAGATGGCTTTACGGCTGTACGAAATGTTCAAGCATTAGCTAAAGATGCAGTAAACAACTCCATTAGAAATATCTTACAGACAGGACAAGAGTGGCCTTTCCTAAAAACTACTCAAACACAAACTCTAGCAGCAGGAACGAGGCAATACGATTTTCCTGCTGATTACTCTAGGGCTGATTGGCAAACGTTCTACATTAAAAAATTAACATCTGTAGATAATACTCCTATGCACTTACCGTCTATAACATACGATGAGTACATACAAAGATATAGACACTTTGATGATACAGGAGATGCTACAGGTATTTCAGCACCAACTCTCGTTTATCAAACCAATGAATCTAAGTTTGGTGTAACACCTATTCCAGATAATACTTACGAAGTAGAATATATCTATTACAAGTTTCCTACAGACTTAACTGCTTTTAATGATACAGCAATAATACCTGATAGGTTTAAACATGTGCTTATTGACGGTGCTATGATGTACATGATGAGATTTAGATCTAATGAGCAGAGTGCTGCAATGCACCAAGCTAACTTTGATATGGGTATAAAGTCAATGAGAAGAATACTTATTGATGAACCATTAAGAGTAAGATCAACAGTTGTGGACAGAATTAACTCTTCTAACCAAGTCTTAGGAAGAGTTATGTAATGCCAGATAATCTCGCCTCCTTTAAAGTGTTTGCACAAGGCGGCTTAAATACTAGCCGTGATGTTTTATCTCAGGGTGAACTTGCCCCTGGTTCTGCTACTGCACTTATTAACTATGAACCTGCTGTTACAGGTGGTTACAGAAAGATAAATGGTTTTAGTAATGACTATGGTACAGTCACAGGAACAGGAAGTGTTCTAGGTGTAGCAGTAGCAGACGGTATTAACGATGGTATCTTAGCTGCTCGTAAACCTTCTTCAGGAACTAATTACCTACATTATTGGAATAACTCTACATCAGCTTGGGTTGCTGTAAGTAGTGCAGGTTCTCCAACAATGACAGGTGTATCTAAAGTAAGATTTTCTAAATTTAACTTTGGCACACCAAAGGTAGTTTTAACAGACGGTATAAATCCTGCAGCTACTTATGACGGTTCAACATACACACAGATTACACATTCGGATGCGCCAACAGATCCTAAATTTTCTGCAATATTTCAAAATCATTTATTTTTAGCAGGTGATCCTGCACACCCAACTAAATTATTTTTTAGTGCACCACTAGCAGAAACAGACTTTGCAGCATCTAATGGTGCAGGTGTTATAAATGTAGGTTTTCCTATTGTAGCTATAAGATCTTTTAGAGATGAGCTATTTATATTTGGTTCTACTAATATTAAAAAACTGAGTGGTACTGCATTAGCTAATTTTGTATTGCAAACAGTTACAGATGATCTTGGTTGTTTAGCAACAGACAGTGTTATAGAAATTGGTGGTGACTTACTATTCCTATCTCAAGATGGCTTACGTCCAGTTTCAGGTACAGATAAAATTGGTGACGTTAATCTAGAAACAGTATCTAAAAATATTCAGTCCATCTTTACAGATATTGTTTTTGATATTGATTTAGATACTCTGAATGCTGTTACTATAAAACAAAAGACTCAGTTTAGATACTTCTTTGGTGCAGCAGACTCACAGGGTATTATAGGTGGGTTTAGAGAAACTCCTAACGGACTAAGATTTGAGTATAGTCAGATGTTAGGTATCTCTGCAACTGCTGCTGCAAGTGGTTATATAGGTCAAAACGAATTTGTTATACATGGTGACAGTACAGGAAAAGTGTATAGACAAGAACAAGGTAATAGTTTTGCAGGAACTAATATATTTAGTATATTCCAAACTCCTTACTATTACTTTCAAGATCCTGAACAACGTAAAATTATTTATAATGTAGCAACATACTTACGTTCTGAGGGTGATAATGAAATCGTAATGTCAGCAGTGTATGACTACGAAGACCCAGATTCTTTAAATCCGACTAACTTTACTTTGAGTACTGAAGGTGCTGCTGCATACTATAATGAAGCTGCCTATAACAGCACAGCTATCTTTGACGGCAATCCATCACCAGTTCAAAGAACTAATATTTCAGGTTCAGGTAGATCAGTTTCTTTTAAATATGTTACAAATGATACCAATGCTTCACACAGTATCCAAGGCTTAGTTGTGACGTTTGGCGTGGGGGATAGACTTTAAATGGCAGGTTATACAAGACAATCAGTAGCTGACATTATTGCTAATGCAGTCATTAAAGCTGCACCAGTAAATGCAGAATACAATGCTATCCGTGATGCCTTTGCTGCATCAACTGGACACAAACATGATGGTAGTACAGGTGAAGGTGGTTATGTACCTCTCATAGGTGACTCAGATGCGTTAAACAAAGTAGTAATAGATACATCCAACAATCGTATTGGTTTCTTTAGTGAAGTATCTTCTTCTGCAGTAGAACAGGTACGTATTCAAGATGGTGCTATTGTTCCTGTAACTGATAATGATATAGACCTTGGTGCTTCAGGTGCAGAGTTTAAAGATCTGTACGTAGATGGGATAGGTTATATTGACTCTGTAGTTGTTGGAGATAATAATTATTTAACAATAACAAATAACGAGATTGATGTATCCTCTGGTAATCTTACCCTCGATGTAGCAGGAGATATTATTCTTGACGCAGATGGTGGTGATGTAACTCTTAAAGATGCAGGAACTACTTATGCTAACTTAAAAAATTCTTCTGGGGAGTTGGTTCTTCAGAGTGGTAGTACACCTACAACAGCAATAACTTTTAGTGGTGCTAATGCAGACTTTGCAGGAACTCTTGATGTTACAGGGGCAGTAACTCTAGACAGCACTCTAGCTGTTACAGGAACAACTGCTCTTACAGGCACAGCAACTATTACCTCTGCTGACATTAACTCTGGTGCTATGGATAATACTACTATTGGTGCAGGTACTCCTGCAGCAGGTACGTTTACAGATCTTACAGCTACAGGCACTACAACTATAACAACTGCAGACATTAATGGTGGAGCAATAGATGGTGTTACTATTGGTGGATCTTCTGCAGGTGCAGGTACATTTACAAACCTAACAAGCACAGGAACATCAACTCATGCTACGGTGGATATTAATGGCGGTGCTATGGATGGCACAACAATTGGTGCTTCTAGTGCTGCAGCAGGTAGCTTTACAACTGTTTCTACATCTGGTCAGGCGACATTGGCGACTGCTGATATTAATGGTGGTACTATTGATGGTGCTATTATTGGGGGTAGTACTGCTGCAGCCATAACAGGTACAACTATAACTGCAAGTAGTAACTTTGCAGGTAATATTACAGGTAACGTTACAGGTGATGTAACAGGTGATGTTACTGGTGATATAACAGGGGATGTAACAGGTAACGTAACTGCAGGTTCTGGTACATCTACATTTAACAATGTAACAGTTAATGGCACACTAGACGTTACAGGTACAACAATTGCTAACGTTACTGATCCTAGTAATGCACAGGATGCTGCCACAAAAAATTATGTTGATACAGAGGTAGCTGCACTTGTTGACTCTGCCCCAGGTACACTAAACACACTAAACGAACTAGCTGCTGCTCTAGGTGACGATGCAGACTTTTCTACGACTATTACAACTAGTATAGCTACTAAGTTACCACTAGCAGGTGGTACAATGTCTGGTGCTATAGCTATGGGTACAAACAAGATCACAGGTCTAGGTGATCCCACAGCTAACCAAGACGCAGCAACTAAGAAGTATACAACAGATACATTCTTACCACTAGCAGGTGGCACTATGACAGGTGCTATTGATATGGGTAGTGCAAAGATTACTACTACCTATACACCTACTAATTCTGCTGATCTCACAACTAAAACATACGTAGATGGTATACTTGGTTCAGCTACTGCAGCTTCTACCTCAGCATCTGCTGCTGCTAGTTCTGCAACTGCTGCTGCCTCAAGTGCCACTGCAGCCGCAAGTAGTGCAACAGCA